TTAAATGCTTCCTCCCGCTTCTGCTTTTCCTTCGTGGGACAAATTTGGGACATTATCGTTAAAAATAGCGTCAATTTGCTTCGCGTGCTCGGTCAGGTGATTAGGTGCCAGGTGAGCATACCTGCGTACCATTTCGATTGATTCCCATCCTCCCATTTCCTGAAGCACAGATAACGGCACGCCAGCCTGAATAAGCCAGCTCGCCCATGTGTGTCTCAGGTCATGAAAACGGAAATCCTCAATACCTGCTCGTCTGCACGCTGCCTTCCAGGCTCTGCCGTCATCGACTCGCATCTTTCTGACTGCAGGAGTGAGAGAACCATCAGGCCGTCTTGCTGGCTTTGTGTGTACGAACACAAATTTATGATGGTTGCCTATCTGGTCTCGCAGAACCTTACATGCAGTATCATTCAGCGCTACGCCAATAGCTCTGTTTGATTTGCTGTCTTCCGGGTTGATCCACGCAACACGGCGCTGCATGTCTATCTGTTGCCACTCCAGATTGATAATGTTCGAACGCCGTAAACCTGTCGCCAGTGCAAACTTGACGACAGACTTTAATGGCTCCGGGCATTCATCAATCAGCCTTTTTGCTTCCTCCTTTTCCAGCCACCGCACACGCTTGTTGCGTACTGTCGGTATCTTGATGATCGGTGCTTTCTCCAGCCATTTCCAGTCACGTTCTGCTGCTCTCAGAATGGCTTTCATCAGTGCAAGATGCTTTGCCTTGGTGGCAGTGGTGACTGGTTTAGCGACATATTCAGGCGCGGGTTTTCCTTTCTTCCTTGCCGCCTCTGCTTTTGATTTCCATATCTCAAGGTGATTACGGTTATGCATCCTGCTGACGGCTGAGTAAATCCTTGCCTCAGTAATATCCTTTAGCCGCACACCTTCAAAATGTTCAAGCCAGAATCCCATCCGGCCTTTATCTGTATCGAGCGATTTCTTATCTGACTTCTCTTCAATCCAGCGCAAGCATGCTTCTTCAAACGTCACATCTGGAAAATCACCAAGCCTGTCTACTCGCCAGAGCTCAGCTTTTCGTTTGTCGTGCAGCTCCTGCGCTTGCCGCTTGTCCTTTGTGCCAAGAGATTCCTTAATTCGCTTCCCGCCCGGGAGCGAGTACGAGGCGTACCATATTTCACCTCTGCGGAAGAGTGACATTTTCTTTCCTCTGTTATGCCATCACCCGCGCTCACCTGGACAGTATGCAGCGGAGATTGAAGCGCCGCAATGCAGGCTTGTCGTGTTGTGAGATAAGGGGATTTTGGCTTGGTTGGGTCTTTACGTGTTGCCTTTAGGCGGCCTGTTCGTATCCAGTTGGTGGCGGTAGGTCTGGATATCTTGAGAAACTGACAGGCCTCATCGAGTGTGAGGCTGTATGATTCCATAGTTAGTCCTTGCGTAGCTCGCTGATTCTTCTGTAAGTCTCTGGTGCTTTGTTTCCGTGTATCTTCATTTCAGACTTCAACAGAGCAACGAGTGAATCACATTCGTTGAGGATTCCTTTGAATGCCGGAACGCGCTTTGCAACCTTGTCGAATGAATCTCTGATTTCTGGAATCTGCTCAACAAGTGCAACGCATCGCCGAAAGTCTGCTGCGTCATGGGGAGCGCCGAAGTGATGACCATAGATATTCTTTTTCAGGCCACATGCGATTGAGGCAAGAGTTGCGCTACTGATGCCAACATCGCCAGTCGATTGCCATTTCAAAACCTTCATAGCCAAATCTGACATTTCTTGTCTCCAATAAAAAACCGCCATCAGGCGGCTTGGTGTTCTTTCAGTTCTTCAATTCGAATATTGGTTACATTGTATTAATATATGAATAAATAAATTAGCTTTTTTCGTTGCCTTCGCGTTCTTTATTAATTTTAACAAACTCGTTTTTACCACGCTCTCCAAATGCGTCTTTAGAGTCGTTGTATCCGCAATCGCAGCACACATAATCACCAGACCATCCACGCATTGTTTTTTCTTTTGCAATATTTCCAGAACCGCATTTTGGACAAGACATATCACTACCTCCAAAGCATGAGTGAGATGACAACGTAACATTGATTGGAGATTAACAATAGATTGCTGATGTAAAAGATATGTATAAGCTTCGCTTTCAAAGTGGAGGCTCTGGTAGCGGCATCCAGTGTGACGGCTCACATACCCCCTCAACACCATTCATGTAAAAGAATTGAAATAACCCTTTACCTTTGTGAAACCCTACCATCTGCTCTTTTGTGTCTGAGCAATAAACCAAAACATCTTCTTCGCTTGGCATTCGATCACTACAGCTTATCCAACCATCCGGAGTTACCGGCGCTGGCTGGGCGGTATAAAGCGGTGTTATATCTGCCCGAAAATTACATGCTTTATGCAGCCGCACCCAACGTTCGACTTCTGCTTTGTCAGAATACATACCAGTGAACGTGTTATATTCACGGTCAATTTGCGTGAAGGTTACCTTCCACGCCACCGGCTCTGCTTCCAGCGATGCCAGAGCAATTCGTGCCAGTTCTTCCGCTTCTTCTGCTGGCAGTACAACGTTGCTACCAGGTCCGTATGTTTCGTGCCACTGCTTGATTGCCAGTAGTCGCTCTTTGGCAATAGTGGTCATATCACTCTCCTTTGATGCGAATGCCAGCGGTGCGGGAATCATTCCATCGCTTTACTTCTTCACGAATTACGTCAATGCATTCTTTCGAATCCATTAGGTAATCTTCATCAAAAAGACGTTCCTGTTCGTTTTCTATCGCAACAATGATTGCTTCAACTAACTTTTGTGCCTGAGAATCACTTTCTAACTCTGCTATGCGCTTCTCTGCGGCTTCCAGCTTCTCGCGCATATCGTCAACGTACTCGACCAGAGATCCGCCAGCAGGAATTTCGCACTCCTCGACCAGTTGGAAGTAGATATCAGCTGCGGCCCGTGTGTTGCTATGCCTAGCGTCGCCCATCTCACCTTCACGAAGAGCATCGCGTTCGGCGGTAAGATTGGCTATTTTGCTGTCTTTGCCTTCCAGCTCAACGCGCAGCTTCCCAACCGTTAGTGCAATATTCTCGTTCTCCTGGTCGCGTGATTTGATGTATTGCTGGTTTCTTTCCCGTTCATCCAGTAGTGCCAGCACGGTTTCTGGTCCGGCCAGAAATTTGAAGGCGTTGAGCGCATCAATATCCACACCGTAATCTTTAAGTTCCTGTTCACTTAACAAGTCATCATCAGCTGGCAACATTAACAGGCGTTCCATTGCTGGAATTGCACGTTCCGCCACCTCACGCAGTGCCTGGTAATTAATTTCGCTCACTGGTTGCCTCCTTTGCGCCACATCGCATTCAGATATTTGTTTTGATTCACTGAAGGAAAAGAATTTCTCTTAAGCAATTCCTCTCTCGATGGCATTGGCTTTACGCGTTGGCGAATAATCATTTCTGCCGGAAGAATGCCGGGATTGTATGCAAGTCCTCTCATGATTTACTCTCCATGAACTGGTCAATAGCCATGCTAAGTGACATACCTAAAGTTTCGATATGCTGCTGAATATCCTGTAGCGTCTGCGCCTGAGATAACAGGATTTCACGGTTGCATAACTCTTTAACCAGATGCTCAAACTTGCTGTAATAACCGATACGGCTTAGTGTTTCTTTCCCTGCATTCTCACCTTCTTTGATAATTCCTCTTTCATTAAGAATCAGGTCGTGTTTTGTTCCAGTAATAACGTATTTTCCTAGGTCGATGTTTAGCTTCATTGTTAATTACTCCATGTTAATTTATTCGTATGCCTGCTCTTTCTTCATCGAGTTTTTTTAGCTTGTATCGCATAGCTCTCACTGAATAAATTGAGCGGCAGGTTGCAATTGCTATTTCTTCTGCGGAGAACTTACCGAAAAGTGATACTTCGGCTCTTGTCCAGCGTCTTCCACGAAGTCGGCTAACAATGTCAGCTCCAATCCTTGTTGCTTTCGCCATTACTGCTTTTTCAGTCCTTTCCAGTTTTTCTGCGATAACTTCAACTGGCATTGTCGCCGCTACCTCGCGCAAGAAATCGACTTCCCATTTCTCCCATGGAGTCTTTTTCATAGTCGATACCGTTATTTGATAAGAAGTGAAGGTTTCCCAACCTTGAGTTGAGCGCCTGGGATATTTATTCCTGCTTTTAGTTGGTGCTTGATTGCCAACTTGTCGGCTTTAATTGTCGTTTCAAACTCAACGTATTCAGGAGGAAGGGCGCTTGAGTCGATGATTTCTACAGTTTCTGACGGTTTGCGGATTGTTACCTGGTGAATACCTGCTCGAATCTTTTTCTTGCCAACCATTTCAAGCGATGACGCTATATACGCCATAATGCTGTCAATCTTATTTTGAATTACTGCGGCTCGCTCATTCAGTGACTTTGCCTCTTCCTTGAGGCGTTCGGCATAACCAGATTCATTTTTAATGACGGAAAGAAGTTGCTCTATTTTATCGGTAAATTCTCCTTCCATGCCTTCTATTGTGTCAGCAATCATCTCTGGTTCTAAATCTGAATCCATCAATTTTGCGTATTCATTGGCAATTTCATACAGTTTGCTCACTGGCAACCTCCAGTTTCGCTTTGCATTCTGCGTAAATGGCTTGTACGTTCTGCTGCAATTTCATTCCAGATGTCAAGCGATATGCTTCTGCAAAATATCGCTTCAAATCATCCATGTTTTCTGCCTGAGCCATTTCATCACAAAGAAGTTGTGCTTTTTCCATAATTTCCTGCTGGCGTTTCCGTTCATCTTCGCGGATATCTTCCTCTGATTTGTGCGGCATAACTGGTTCCTGATGCATACCTTCATCTTCGTTAAGCAGGTGAATGGCATTATCCAGTCGCTGGGCTTTAGGCCAGTATTTGCTTGCGCGTTTAACTATTGTTTTACGCGCCATCTCTTCCCAGAATGTCTTCCACGGTCCATTCTTTGCCTTGCTCGTTGCTTCCACAGCTTTAATTTCTGCCAGACTCATTTCTTCAGTGAGGTAGTCACCATCTGCTGTTTTAACCGTACAATAACCACCAACAATAGAGCCTCGCTCACCAAATGCGTTGTATTTGTGGGTTGGTGCTGAATCAAGGCCGTTTGATTCATAGGTGTCGTTTGAGTACACCAGTTTGCATTGCCCCCACTTAATTGATCCTGTCGACTGTGCAAGGTGAAGTAATCCCATGTAACTGATATCAAGGCACACCATGCCGTCGCGAGGAACCAGATAAGCCAGTTTGCTGGCCGGGTTTAAGGTGATGCCGATCGCCGCAACATTGATGATGGCGTTCTGTGCGCTGGTTGGATTTGCCAGTGCTGTTTTAGCCAGGTAATCGTTTTTCTGGAAATACTGAATTGCAAACTGGCTTTCCTTAGCCCATGTCACCGTCTGTTCAGTCAATGCTCCGCAGAATAACTGCTCTTGCTGTTTAACGAATTCAACGATATTGCTCATGCAGCTTCTCCAAAAATGTGTCTGCGTTTAAATATTGCGAAGGCATATTCAGCCTTAACTCTTTCGGTTATTGCATCCCAGAACCATTCAGCGGCTTTTTCCTGATAGTTACAGTCATCATCTTCCAGCCAGTCGATAGCGTCCTTAGTGTGTTCATCTGGTTTATATGAGCGAAGCATTTCGCTTATTGGGTCGCAACGTTTGCAGAGGCGATCAACTTCACTGTTGATTCGCTCGTAATCTTCATCAGTAAAACTTGCGATTATTTGCGATATTTCACGCTTATCATTCAGAGTCAGAATCATCATCTTTCTCCTGTTCTTTGTGCTGATTGAGCATTTTGTTTATCTGACGAATGAATTCTTCGTCTGACCAGTTATCTGTAAAACTCATTTCCTGCGATACCACGGAAGGTTGATGGCTGATTTCATCGCTTTATTTGCTTCAAGCCACATTTTGGAATCACCAATAAATCTGGCTATTACTGCTTTGTTTTGTGCAGCACGAAGCATCTGGTGATTGATGGCTATTTCATTGCGCATAACGCCTCCAGTTGTTTCTTTGCTGCTCTGATTAATTGTTTAACTCGGCGTGATAATTCAGATTCGTGCGGGTAGAAAGCGGACATGACGCCGCTACCCGCGAGCTGAAAGTGCATCATGGGTAACTCCTTATATTTGATTGCATAACGAAAACGCCTCGAGTGAAGCGTTATTGGTATGCGGTAAAGCCGCGCTTAGGCGGCTTATTTGAAGACTTCTATGAAATCAAGAACTGATGATATTTCGTGGCTGAATGATTTTCTTTTATATCTTTCTATCGCAGAATCTACCTGGTGTTTATAGTCATCGTCGTTTGAGTATTTAACGAAGCATTCTATTGTCTCAGGCGTTACAGCTATAAGGCTCCACCAACCTTCATCAGATTGATATTCAAATCCCATGCTTTCAAGCCATCCGGCATATTTCCCTCCAGCATCTTGCCAGTGTGTCTTTTCTGCAAGGAAGCTGTTAACCGTCATATGTGCATCAAGGCATTTATCCAACTGTTTACCATTAAGTAGCCATGCGCTGACAGTTGCACATCCCAAATCAACTGATTGAGTAGAGATGTTGAATTGTTCGTAATTATCTGGATTAACCAGGATATCTGTAATTTCCATAATTCCTCCGTCATTGGCAGGTGTTAAAGCCACTTTCAGGCTGTTTTGATAGTCATATCATCTGAATCAAATATTCCTGATGTATCGATATCGGTAATTCTTATTCCTTCGCTACCATCCATTGGAGGCCATCCTTCCTGACCATTTCCATCATCCCAGTCGAACTCACAAACAACACCATATGCATTTAAGTCTTTCGAAATTGCTATAAGCAGAGCATGTTGCGCCAGCATGATTAATACAGCATTTAATACAGAGCCGTGTTTATTGAGTCGGTATTCAGAGTCTGACCAGAAATTATTAATCTGGCGAAGTTTTTCCTCTGTCATTACGTCATGGTCGATTTCAATTTCTATTGATGCTTTCCAGTCGTAATCAATGATGTATTTTTTGATGTTTGACATCTGTTCATATCCTCATAGATAAAAAATAGCCCTCACACTGGAGGGCAAAGAAGATTTCCAATAATCAGAACAAGTCGGCTCCTGTTTAGTTACGAGCGACATTGCTCCGTGTATTCACTCGCTGGAATGAATACACAGTGCTTATTCGCAGCCTACATAATCATTCCGGTTATTATTACCATTTCAATATCACTATCTTTCATAATGATTGGAGTTGAGTTATCAACTTTACTTTTACTCCATTTTCCTGCATCAGTTTTTACCGCTCCACAATAAGAAAGCCAATCATCATCACAATGTTCTGGATCACTAATTCTGACAAGAACACGTGATAGTGCTTTTTCGATACTTTCATCACAATTAGCATTTGTGTAATTGCCGTGAGACGATTTCAAATCGTTAACTTCATCTTCATTGGCATCAAAAATATAGATTTCAGTCGACTCTGGAACATTTTCATAAACCATTAAAACTTTCATTTTTACCCATATTGTTTATGCCAAAAATAAAGGCCACCATCAGGCAGCCTTGTTGTTCTGTTTACCAAGTTCTCTGGCAATCATTGCCGTCGTGCGTATTGCCCATTTATCGACATATTTCCCATCTTCCATTACAGGAAACATTTCTTCAGGCTTAACCATGCATTCCGATTGCAGCTTGCATCCATTGCATCGCTTGAATTGTCCACACCATTGATTCTTATCAATAGTCGTAGTCATAAGGATAGTCCTGGTATTGTTCCATCACATCCTGCGGATGCTCTTCGAACTCTTCAAATTCTTCTTCCATATCTCACCTCAAATAAGTGGTTTGCTGCCTAATTTCATTTTCTGGCGACCAACACAAGTCACACCCATTTCACTACGTGGCTTGCTGTAGTAAATACGGTTCTGTTTACGCTCGACTTCTTCTGCCTTCTTGCAGCGAAGGCTTCCGAGTGATGCTGCTTTATCTGCTCTGACGCAACCAGAGAGCTTTAGCGCAATCTTTCGCGCCAGTCGCTGTTCTTGCATTGCCTGTTCACGTTGAGCCTGTCTGCGTGCTCTGCGGCGATTTCTGGTGTTATCGTCAGCCAGATATGTAATGACTACTGTCATGTTGACCTCCGATGATTGACTTTGGCGGTGACGCGCCGGGTGCTTATCTTCCGGTTGCCGTCGTGCAGCTGCACTTCACATCACCCCAAAGCCAACTACTCTTTGGTTCCCGCATTTCGGCGGGACAATCCCATCAATGTTAAAGAGCCTGCCAATCTGTTCCGTTTGGCTACCAGCGTCCTGCTGATGGCTAAAGAATACTGTAGGTATTTTATTGTGTAAATACCCAAGGTATTTATTTTTGATGAAATAATGATAAGCAAATGAATACAAAGGATATTTATTTTTTTCGGTGTCTACTTGTTCAGTGCTTTTTATGCGGGATATGTGAAGTGGATCCCGATAGCTATTGCTGCCGGGATTATAGGTTAGTCAGCGAAGGTTAAGACGAGAATTACCTTAATGATGTCTGCTACAACAGACACGGCCATAGATAAACCAAAGACGATCCAAGCCACAGTGATGTCTTCACTACCATCGTATAGAGTTCCGTAATCACTGGTGTAAGGCGTAAATGTCGCGCCTTGATACAATAGGTATAAGCTTGATCCATAGAGGATAAATGCAGATATCCCTTGTATTGCTATGATCACAAGAATCATGAAACGAGCTGATCTATGCGCCCAAGCCTGGCTTATTTTTTCTGATAGAGATTTCGCAATAAAAGCATGCGCTAAGCCGTAAATTGTCGAGATTGCCAACATCCCAAAAAAGCTTGCTATAGCGGTTCCAACCATAAGCGCCCCTTGCGTGATCAAACCAGCCTTAGTTTTGTCTCAATTGCAACGCCTATAATCTTGCAGTTTCCATTGATTGGCACGAGAGGCCATGCAGGATTAAGTCCCTTGAGGTATTTATTTCCGCCGTCGATTATCAGCTTCTTGAATGTTGCTTCGTTAGAGTCAGAAAGTTTTGCTATGACCAAGCTGCCGTTGATCGCCTCCCTTCCGGTATCGAAAAGAACGAATGTTCCCTCTGGAATGCTTAACCCAACCGGTGCCGTCATTGAATCACCTTCCACTTTAAGCCAAAACGCATTACCTTGAATATGCGCGTCAGACTCAAGCCAAACATCTATGTCTTTAATGGTGTATGGTTCGCATGCTTCACACCACGAGCCAGCCTGGATACTGCTTAACACCGGATACCTCTTTCCTGCTCTGTATTCCCCTGCATACCTTACGTTGGCATCGCTCTTAAGGCTTTCTGCCTGTTCTGCAACCTTGGCAGCAATTGACTGGCTAAAATCAGCAATTGAGACTTGCAACAGTCGTGCAAAACCAGATGCAACCTCAACGTTTAGCGCGTTTCTGCCATTAAGATAATGCCCTACCGCTCCTTGGGTGATACCCAGTTCATCAGCGATTGAGTATTGGGTTATTCCCAATTCTTTCTTTTTTGACTCATACAAAGCCTTAAGCCGCTTAGCGTCTTCGAGCTGTTCTGTCGTCAGTGATTTTTTATTTTCCATAGCTTAATTCTAATAGCTAAGGTACTTAAACTAAAAATACCCTGAGTATTGATTGCTTTGAATACCTGTAGTATTCTTTGTTCATGGTTAATAACGGAGAGTGCATATGATTCGAATGACACTTGCCGATTACGCCAAAATCCATGGACAGGCTAAAGCAGCCAGTGACTTTGGTGTAATCCAGTGCGCTATCAGCAAGGCCATTCTGGCAGGCCGTAACATTATGGTTACGGTAAAGCCTGATGGCAGTGTGATTGGAGAGGAAGTTCGTCCTTTCCCAAGCAACAAGAAAAACAAATAGTAACACCGCTCTTTAACAGTCATGGTCCTCATTCCCGCCGAAATGCGGGAATACAACGCGCATCAGTTGGTGCGCATAACTTCTTATTTGTTAAGGAAATACTTACATATGCAACTTACAAGTACTCGCAAGAAAGCGAATGCAATTACAAGCAACATCCTAAATCGAATTGCTGTACGTGGTCAGCGAAAGGTTGCTGATGCATTAGGGATCAATGAATCGCAAATTTCGCGATGGAAAGACAGCTTTATCCCAAAGATGGCCATGCTTCTGGCTGTGCTGGAATGGGGTGTTGAAGACGAGGAGTTGGCGGAACTGGCTAAGCAAGTAGCCAGAATGCTGACAAAAGAAAAAGCCCCGAAGAACGGCGAATTCTTCGAGGCCTGATGTAGAAAGACTGGATCAATCCACAGGAGTAATTATGACAAAACGTCGTAAGAAATACCAGGAAAAAGAAGAGATTCGACACCCTGATTCACCTGAGGGATTAGTGGTAGCCGCAGCAAATAACAGGGCGTTCGCAGAGCGCCTTGTTGGTGTTTACAGACTAGCCAAAGCAGGAGTGAAACATGGGCGTCGTTAAGTTAGCTGATTACAGGCATAACCCTGTACAACATCAGGAGGCATCCAGTATGGGGTATGTCTCTATACACCGCCAGTTTATGGACAGCAGGCTCTATAAGGACTCTCAGGCAGTACATCTTTGGCTTCACTTAATCCTCAAGGCTAATCACGAATCTACTGTCGTCAATACGGATATCGGTCCGATAACTGTTGATCGCGGTCAGATGATAACTGGACGCCCGTCGCTGGTCAGAGAAACATTCATCCCCGACAACAAAGTTCGGAGCTTATTGCGGACTTTTGAGTCGAAAGGGATGCTTAATATTTGCTCGATGGGGAAGAAATTTAGCCTGTTTACAATCGTTAAATATGACGATTTTCAGACAAAAAATTGTCCAACGGGTGTCCAACGGTTGTCCAACGCAAACACCAGTAATGGCGCGGCTCTCAGCGGAGATTGTCCAACGGTTGTCCAACGGTTGTCCATAAACAATAATATAAATAATATCTCTAATACTGACGTATTAGAGAGTACCGCAGCAGACAAAAAGTCTGACAAGAAAAAACCTTCCGTTAGCTGTCAGGATGTTGTCGATGCTTACCACGAAATCCTTCCTGAAGCGCCAAAAATCCGCGCACTGAATGACAAGCGTAAAAACCAGATCCGAACGTTCTGGCGCAAAGCCGGAGTGATAACCCGCCAGCTTGACGGGCATGGGTTCACGATGCAGGACTGGAGAAATTATTTGAGCTACGTAGGCGAAAATTGCCGATGGATGTTCGAAGAGCGTCCAAACCATCAACGTGGAACCGTCTGGCACAAAAAGGGATTTGATTTCCTGCTTAACGACAATACCTACCTGAAAGTTCGTGAGGGTGAACACGATGACCGATAATTTTTATGCGCCGCCCAATAGCATCGAGGCAGAGCAGGCAGTGATTGGTGGATTGCTTCTGGATGATGACAGCAGTGAGCGCGTCCAGAAAGTTCTGGCGATGCTGAAGCCTGATTCATTTTACAGCCGACCACACAAAATCCTTTTCGAAGAGATAACCAGAATGCACCGGGAGCAAAAGCCAGTAGATGGCCTGACGCTTTTCGATGAACTGGAGCGTAAATCGTTAACGGCGTCTATTGGCGGTTTTGCTTATATCGCTGAGATCGCAAAGAACACGCCAAGCGCAGCAAACATCGTTGCCTATGCAATGCAGGTTCGTGAAACCGCAATGGAACGCTACGCCATCAACCGCATGACTGAAGCGACGGAATTGCTCTATTCCCGCAACGGAATGACTGCAACGCAGAAGTACGAAGCTATTCAGTCGATTTTCACGCAACTGACAGACCATGCAAAAACCGGATCGCGTCGCGGCCTTCGCTCATTTGGTGAGGTCATGGAAGACTGGGTTAGCGACCTTGAGAAGCGATTTGACCCGTCAGGCGAACAACGAGGAATGAGCACCGGGATCCCATCGCTGGACAGGATGCTGTCACCGAAAGGTCTGGTGAAAGGCTCTCTGTTTGTCATTGGCGCTCGCCCTAAGATGGGGAAAACGACGCTATACAGCCAGATGGCAATCAACTGCGCAGTGCATGAGAAAAAGCCCGCTCTGATGTTCAGCCTTGAAATGCCCGGTGACCAGATACTGGAAAAACTGGTAGGACAGAAGTCAGGTGTTAACCCGAATATTTTTTACCTTCCGGCGACAAATGACGCTGATGACGGCTATCAGGGTGATTACGATGGTGACTTCAACAGGGCGATCGAAACAGCCAATCGCTTGAGTGAAATCGACATGCTTTACATCGACGACACGCCGGGATTATCTCTGGCTCAAATCGTCAGCGAAAGCCGTCGAATCAAGCGAGAAAAAGGATGTGTTGGCATGATTCTGGTCGATTACCTGACACTAATGACCGCTGAGAAGGCCGATCGCAACGACCTTGCTTACGGCATGATCACCAAAGGACTGAAGAACCTTGCCAAAGAGCTTGATTGCGTTGTTGTGCTTCTGACGCAGCTTAACCGCGCACTGGAAAGCCGAACCAATAAACGCCCACTACCAAGTGACTCACGAGATACAGGGCAGATTGAGCAGGATTGCGATTATTGGGTGGGGATCCATCGTGAAGGTGCTTTTGATGACAGTGTTCCACCTGGTGAAACCGAACTAATCCTTCGTCTCAATCGTCATGGCAATACCGGCACGGTGTATTGCATTCAGGCAAATGGCGCTATTTATGACACAGACCAACAGTCTGCTGAAATGCGCCGCCGTGAACGCGAGGAACCGCAGTCCAAGAAGAAAGGAGGATTCTGATGACCATCTACATCACTGAGCTAATAACAGGCCTGCTGGTAATCGCAGGCCTTTTTATTTGGGGGAGGGTAAATCGTGGTTGAGTTGATTTTTTCTGCATTGAGGATTCTCGGTGCTATGTGGATGGTGGCGACGTTCATTGTGGTTGCCAGCAGTTTTGTCCGGTTGGTAGGCGAAGGTAAAGACATGGTGGGTGTGCTTTTCGGTAGCATTCTCATGTGGGTGATTATCGGTGTTGCGCCTGTCGCTGTAGCAAAAATGGCGTGGCGTTTTGTGAGTTGAGGTAACGATGAAGATTACACGTTTACGCCACTTAACTAACAACCCAGCACGCTGTTGGAGAGGAATGATGAGTACATTGGCTCAATTGATTAATGCAGACCTGGAAGAGTCAGGCGCACGGCATTATCGCTACTGGAAAGCCTCAAGACTTCCGATTATAGAGCGATACAATCGCAGGCCTAAGCCAAAGAGAAGCCCGCGAGACAGGGTGCTTAAGCGTCTGATGGGCATAAGCATGTCACAGTTTACTAATTTCACCTGGTTCAAGCGGTGATGGAGAGGAATATGGACGAATCAAGAAAGCAGTTTGAAGAATGGTTTAAAAACAAATATCACGTTTCAAGTGACGTGATGAAGATTATGCACATCAAGGTCGAGATTGCATGGGAGGCATGGCAGGCATCGCGAGCAGCTATTGAACTGGATATCGACTGGCCAGAATCGAATGACGACTTTTGGAAAGATGGTGAAGAAGGTGCTTATGCGATGGGGCATGAGGATGGGAAGGACAAAACGGTAATTGCAGTGATGAAAGCTATCAGAGCCGCTGGAATTAAAGAGAAGAATTTCGATGAAGCAAATATACATGCTTCGCAACGAAGCAATCAGAAATAACGCCATAGACGCAATACTCTCACTTCCCATCGACGACAAGTCACCCCACGAAGTCCACCTTAAAGAACCCAAACGCAGCAAAGCGCAGAATGACCGTATGTGGCCGATGCTGAACGATGTTTCGCGTCAGGTGCTATGGCATGGTCAACGGCTTGCACCGGAAGACTGGAAAGACCTGTTCACTGCCCTGTGGCTTAAGACCAAAAAACTGGAGCAACGAAGTGTTCCTGGTATCGACGGTGGCGTTGTCATGCTTGGCGTGCGTACCAGCAAAATGCGAAAGGCCAGCATGACTGAGCTTATCGAAATCATGTTTTGGTTCGGCTCAGAGCGCAACGTGCGGTGGAGTGATGACTCCCGGCGAGAGTATGAATGGTCACAACGAAAAGGGAGGGCGGCATGAGACGACAGCGACGAAGTTTCACCGACATCATCTGCGAAAACTGCAAATACCTTCCAACGAAACGCTCCAGAAATAAACGCAAGCCAATCCCAAAAGAATCTGACGTAAAAACCTTCAATTACACGGCTCACCTGTGGGATATCCGGTGGCTTAGAGAACGTGCGAGGAAAACAAGGTGATTGACCCAAATCGAAGTTACGAACAAGGAAGTGTCGAGCGAGCTTTAACGTGCGCTAACTGCGGTCAGAAGCTGCATGTGCTGGAAGTTCACGTGTGTGAGCACTGCTGCGCAGAACTGATGAGCGATCCGAATAGCTTAATGTACGAGGAAGAAGACGATGAGTGATTACCTGAAATGGTATCTCTGCCACCGCTGGTTAATTAAGTATGCTGTAAAAGACTGGATGACAGCGGATGCCAACAAGCTTAAGCAAAGAAAAGACTATTACTACGCCAGAATGAAGGAAAACTACTGCTCAATTCGCACTCGCATATTTATTAAAAAAGACCTTCAGTCAATTCTTCAATTGCGAGGGAAGATAAATGGCTAACCTACGCAAAGAAGCGCGCGGCAGAGAATGCCAGGTACGTATTTACGGCATATGCAATGGCAATCCTGAAACTACAGTTCTGGCACATTACCGGATGGCTGGAATTTGCGGAACTGGAATGAAGCCTGACGACCTGATCGGCGCATGGGCTTGTAGCGCGTGTCACGATGAAATCGACCGACGCACCCATAATCTCGACAACAAAGACGCCAGACTTTATCACCTCGAAGGCGTGATCAGAACGCAGGCGATACTGCTGAAGGAGGGGAAGATTAAGTCATGAAAACTTACCGAATAAAATTGCCGTGGCCTCCTTCAAACAACCGATATTGGCGACACTCAAGAGGGATCCACTACATCAGCGACCGGGGGAAGAGATACCGAAAAGAAGTAATCGAATTAATCCAGCAACAACAGCTAGACATCAAAATCACACCTCGCATCAGAATAACCATCCACGCAGCACCTCCAGATAACCGCAAACGAGATTTGGACAATCTGCCCAAAGCCGTTTTTGACGCACTCACCAGTGCGGGCTTCTGGCTGGATGACGGTCAGATAGACGATATGCGCATCAAGCGCTATCAGGCGATTAAAGGTGGAATGCTTGTGTTGGTTGTGACTGAAACATGCGGGAGTTTGCCAATGATTACAGAGCTACTGGAGGCCGCATGACGTTCTCAGTAAAAACCATTCCAGACATGCTCGTTGAAGCATACGGAAACCAGACAGAAGTAGCACGCAGACTGAAATGTAGTCGCGGTACGGTCAGAAAATACGTTGATGATAAAGACGGGAAAATGCACGCCATCGTCAACGACGTTCTCATGGTTCATCGCGGATGGAGTGAAAGAGATGCGCTATTACGAAAGAATTGATGGCAGCAAATACCGAAATATTTGGGTAGCTGGCGATCTGCACGGATGCTACACGAACCTGATGAACAAACTGGATACGATTGGATTCGACAACAAAAAAGACCTGCTTATCTCGGTGGGCGATTTGGTTGATCGTGGTGCAGAGAACGTTGAATGCCTGGAATTAATCACATTCCCCTGGTTCAGAGCTGTACGTGGAAACCATGAGCAAATGATGATTGATGGCTTATCAGAGCGTGGAAACGTCAATCACTGGCTGCTTAATGGCGGTGGCTGGTTCTTTAATCTCGATTACGACAAAGAAATTCTGGCTAAAGCTCTTGCCCATAAAGCAGATGAACTTCCGTTAATCATCGAGCTGGTGAGCAAAGATAAAAAATATGTCATTTGCCACGCCGATTATCCTTGTAACGAATACGAGTTTGGAAAGCCAGTTGATCATCAGCAGGTAATCTGGAACCGCGAACGACTCAGCAACTCACAAGACGGGATCGTGAAAGAAATCAAAGGCGCGGACACGTTCATCTTTGGTCATACGCCAGCAGTGAAACCACTCAAATTTGCCAACCAGATGTATATCGATACCGGCGCAGTGTTCTGCGGAAACCTCACATTGATTCAGGTACAGGGAGAAGGCGCGTGGGCATAAGAGAACTAAACCTCACCAAAGAACAGCATGAGTGGCTGAATGGCTGGCTTGAACTGTGGGGCGCATGGGTTTATTCAGGTCGTCTGGAAAAGCGCATGAGCAGCGTAATAGCGAAGTTCATGGAGAGCGTAGAGCCGGGAAGAGTTATGACAAGGCCAATGTGTAATGATGATGATGGAATGTTGATTTCTCAGGTCGTCGATTCCGTCATGTACATTGACAAGAAAGCCTTTGGCATCCTCCTCAGCTACTACGCTCATGGTTCATCTAAGCGAGCAATTGCATCCTACTATCACGCGACTGCAAAGCCACGCAAGATGTGTGGACGTGGTGGCGAGGGATGGAGAAAACCTTCACTGGCAACCTGTAGAAACGAAATTGACGACATCCTGAAAGCGTCGTTATTTGTTTTGTACCAGCCAATACAAAATGCTTTCAAAATGCGTAAACGTGTTGAGAAAGTTAAGCATGTTGCTGTTAAAAGCCTTGACATGCAATTATCCATTTAGCCATAATTAGAAGGTAAGCTGCCGTTAGTGACTCTTAAGTTGCAACGGTGGCTTTTTTTGTTTGCACAACAGGTAAGAGCATTGAACCCTCAGACCTCGCGGAATTGGTGAAAGGTGCCGCGCAGTGCTCTTATCGTTGTGGTGAATACGCAGGCTGATGCGTTAATCAGGTGAACGAGACACCCGCCGGTCCGTGATATGGCACACCGTGCCGGTCATATCTGCCGCGGTTAGGTTTACGAGGATTTCGTAAAGCTGGTCTAGGGTGAAGCCGTGAAAGCGGAGGAAGTAAAACGAGGCGTCGGTACACGCCTATCGTCATTAAGTCGGAGTTCAGCACCGACCGCCACAACCCAAACTGGGCCGTAGCCACTGGCTATCCTGAATTCATCAGTGATAGTTACGCTGCGGCCTTCTACACATGATCTTCGTGAAAGCGGGTGGCAGGAGGTCGCGCTAACAATCTCCTGCCGTTTTGCCCGTGCATATCGGTCACGAACAAATCTGATTACTAAACACAGTAGCCTGGATTTGTTCTATCAGTAATCGACCTTATTCCTAATTAAATAGAGCAAATCCCCTTATTGGGGGTAAGACATGAAGATGCCAGAAAAACATGACCTGTTAGCCGCCATTCTCGCGGCAAAGGAACAAGGCATCGGGGCAATCCTTGCGTTTGCAATGGCGTACCTTCGCGGCAGATATAATGGCGGTGCGTTTACAAAAACAGTAATCGACGCAACGATGTGCGCCATTATCGCCTGGTTCATTCGTGACCTTCTCGACTTCGCCGGACTAAGTAGCAATCTCGCTTATATAACGAGCGTGTTCATCGGCTACATCGGTACTGACTCGATTGGTTCGCTTATCAAACGCTTCGCTGCTAAAAAAGCCGGAGTAGAAGATGGTGGAAATCAATAATCAACGTAAGGCGTTCCTCGATATGCTGGCGTGGTCAGAGGGAACAGATAACGGACGGCAGAAAACCAGAAATCATGGTTATGACGTCATTGTAGGCGGAGAGCTATTCACTGATTACTCCGATCACCCTCGCAAACTTGTCACGCTAAACCCAAAACTCAAATCAACAGCCGCCGGACGTTACCAGCTTCTTTCCCGTTGGTGGGATGCCTATCGTAAGCAGCTTGGCCTGAAAGACTTCTCTCCGAAAAGCCAGGACGCTGTGGCATTGCAGCAGATTAAGGAGCGTGGCGCTTTACCGATGATTGATCGCGGTGATATTCGTCAGGCAATTGACCGTTGCAGCAATGTTTGGGCTTCACTTCCGGGCGCTGGTTATGGTCAGTTCGAGCATAAGGCTGACAACCTGATTGCAAAATTCAAAGAAGCAGGCGGAACGGTCAGAGAGATTGAGGTATGAGCAGAGTAACCGCGATTATCTCCGCTCTGGTTATCTGCATCATCGTCTGCCTGTCATGGGCTGTTAATCATTACCGTGATAACGCCATCGCCTACAAAGAGCAGCGCGATAACAAGGCCAGTGAACTGAAGCAGGCGACCGCCACCATTACTGACATGCAGCAGCGCCAGCGTACTGCTGATGCACTTGATGCTAAATACACGAAGGAGTTAGCTGATGCGAAAGCTGAAAATGATACTCTTCGGCGCAAGCTTGATAATGGTGGCAGGGTGCTCGTCAAAGGAAAATGCCCTGTGCCATCCTCAGCCGAAACATCCGGCGCCTCCGGCATGGGCAATGATGCCACCGTCGAACTCTCTCCAGTTGCTGGACGAAACGTTCTCGGTGTCCGGGACGGAATTATCCGCGACCAAACAGCACTGAGAACGCTTCAGGAATACATCAGGACGCAATGCCTTCGATGATAGCGATAATTTTACTCATCATCCTTCACATCTGGCTCTGTAGACAGGGTGATGATCACTTCTGGAGTGAATCCAGATTAAACATCTCATTGCTGATGCTTGAAGTTGAGCATATGGCGCGCGGTAAGGGGCTGCGTTGAGATAAGAGCCAGTTCATTATAAAGCCTATCTACGGGTGGGCTTGATAATGAAACCGGAATTTATTCTGGGCAACCAGTTACGGCAGTACCACGAAACAACCCAAGCCAGTAAGTGGGGAAATAACACTGGCAGCCACTGAAAGATGAACCTCCAGCCTTATGGCAAAAAAGATTCTTTGTGGTGGCGGACTGATGGAAAGACATCGGTTATTGCAGAGGCCATTCAATGAGTGGTCTCGACAATGGCTTATACCCTACACGGGATAACTTAACTGATATCCCTTTTAACGGATAAACGGAGCCAACAATGGCAGAGATTATTCCCATGACTGAAGAACAGAAATTCCAGTTAGAGATTTACAAACTGGTCATGAACCAGAACGCAGCCGCAGAAGAAGCATTTCAATTCATTGGCACTGACGAACTGAAGCTTGAGCTATTCAAAATTCACTTCCAGTCAGGCGGCGCTAATTCAGATATCACGACCCGCACAATCGAAGCGGTGCGTAAATCGAAGGAAGCGTTAGACCTGTTCACTACCGGAACATAAACATGGCAACTCAAGGTTTCGACAACCCATCCAAATTCCGCGATGAATGGGATAAGCAAGCAGAAGGGAAATAATCAATATGGCAGCACCAAAGGGCAACCGATTTTGGGAGGCCCGCAGTAGTCATGGGCGAAACCCTAAATTCGAATCGCCTGAGGCGCTGTGGGCTGCTTGTTGTGAATACTTCGAGTGGGTGGAAGCTAACCCGCTATGGGAGATGAAGGCGTTCTCGTATCAGGGTGAAGTGATACAAGAACCTATCGCCAAGATGCGAGCGATGACCATTACAGGCCTCACTCTGTTCATTGATGTGACTCTTGAAACATGGCGCACATATCGCCTGCGAGAAGATTTATCTGAAGTCGTTACGCGAGCAGAGCAGGTCATCTACGACCAGAAATTCTCTGGCGCAGCCGCTGACCTTCTCAACGCTAACATCATCGCCCGTGATTTGGGCCTCAAAGAGCAGTCGCAAGTTGAAGACGTGACACCTGATAAGGGAGATCGCGATAAGCGACGCTCTCGTATCAAGGAGCTATTCAACCGTGGAACTGGACGCGATTCTTGATAACCTGAGCGACGAAGAGCAAATCGAATTGCTCGAGCTACTCGAAGAAGAAGAGAACTACCGGAACACACACCTGCTATATGAATTTACGCCATACAGCAAACAGCGTGAGTTCATCGACGCCGGGCATGACTATCCAGAGCGCTGTTTTATGGCTGGTAACCAGCTTGGTAAGTCATTTACTGGTGCTGCTGAAGTAGCGTTTCACCTTACAGGGCGTTATCCGGGCACAAAAGGCTATCCTGCTGATGGTAAATATGGCGGTGAGTGGAAAGGTAAGCGTTTTTATGAGCCTGTTGTCTTCTGGATTGGTGGCGAGACAAACGAGACTGTAACCAAAACGACTCAACGCATCCTGTGCGGTCGTATTGAAGAGAATGATGAGCCGGGCTACGGTTCAATACCGAAAGAGGACATCATTAGCTGGAAGAAGTCTCCTTTCTTTCCGAACCTTGTTGATCACCTTCTGGTTAAGCATCACACGGCTGATGGCGTTGAAGATGGCATTTCAATCTGCTACTTCAAGCCATACTCGCAAGGCCGTGCTCGCTGGCAGGGTGACACAATCCACGGCGTGTGGTTTGACGAAGAGCCACCATACAGCATTTATGGCGAAGGTCTTACCCGTACCAACAAATACGGGCAATTCTCAATTCTGACGTTTACCCCGCTGATGGGGATGTCTGACGTTGTTACCAAGTTTCTGAAGAATCCCAGCAAGTCGCAGAAAGTGGTCAACATGACCATCTATGACGCAGAGCACTACACCGACGAGCAGAAAGAGCAAATCATCGCATCCTATCCCGAGCACGAGAGAGAGGCGCGTGCTCGCGGTATTCCTACGATGGGTAGCGGTCGAATCTTCCAGATACCGGAAGAGACGATTAAGTGCCAGCCGTTCGAGTGTCCTGATCACTTCTACGTAATTGGCGGGATGGATTTCGGATGGGATCACCCACAGGCGCAGATTCAGCTTTGGTGGGATAAGGATGCAGACACAATCTACGTTTCACGCGTGTGGAAGGCGAAAGAAAAAACAGCCGTTCAGGCATGGGGAGCCGTTAAATCATGGGCGCATAAAGTGCCAACCGCATGGCCTCATGACGGAAACCAGCATGAGAAGGGCGGCGGTGAGCAGCTCAAAGGGCAGTATGCCGACGCTGGTTTTATGATGTTGCAGGAGCATGCGACATGGCCTGATGGCGGTAACGCTGTGGAGCCTGGCATCACTGAATTGCGCGACATGATGCTCGATGGTCGCTTCAAAGTATTCAACACCTGTGAGCCATTCTTTGAGGAGTTCCGCCTCTATCACCGTGATGAAAACGGGAAAATCGTCAAGCTTAACGACGACGTTCTCTCAGCCGTTCGCTATGCATACATGATGCGCCGCTTCGCCAAAATGATGCGCGACATCAAAAAACCAAAAGAGAAAAAGATACCAGCCCCAATCAGGCCCATCGCACGGAGAACTTAAATGGCCGACGAAAACAGACTCAATTCCATTCTGTGTAAGTTTGACGCGGACTGGATGGCGAGCGATGAAGCCAGAACCGAGGCGACAAATGACCTGTATTTTAGCCGAGTGTCGCAATGGGATGACTGGCTATCAAACTACACGACCCTGCAATATCGCGGACAATTCGATGTTGTTCGCCCGGTGGTCAGGAAACTGGTCGCAGAGATGCGCCGGAACCCTATCGACGTTCTCTTCCGACCCAAAGACGGCGCTAATACTGATGCAGCCGATGTGTTGATGGGGATGTATCGTACTGATATGCGCCATAACACGGCAAAGATTGCCGTTAACGTTGGCGTTCGTGAGCAGATAGAGTCTGGCGTTGGTGCATGGCGTCTGGTCACGCAGTACGAAGACAACGACCCAACAAGCAACAATCAGGTAATCCGACGCCTGCCAATCCATGAAGCCTGCTCACACGTCATATGGGACGCCAACAGCAAGCAGATGGATAAGAGCGACGCTAAGCACTGCACGGTGATTAACGCTTTGTCACGCAATGGCTGGAAAGAGTTCGCAGAGGATTACGGTATTGATCCTGACACTCTGCCATCTTTCCAGAATCCGAACGACACATGGCTGTTTCCGTGGGTATCGAATGATGTCGTCTACGTCGCTGAGTATTACGAGGTCGAAGAGAAGAAAGAGAAAGTCTTCATCTACCGCGACCCGCTGACAGGTGAGCCGGTCAGCTATTACCAGCAGGATATCAAAGACGTCATCGACGACCTGGCTAATCGTGGATTCATTAAGGTAGCAGAGCGTAAGGTCAAGCGTCGGCGTGTGTATAAGTCGATCATCACCTGCACGCAGATACTGAAAGACCGCGAGAAGATAGCCGGAGAGCATATCCCAATCGTTCCTGTGTACGGCGAATGGTCATTCGCTGGTGACAAGGAGTGCTACGAGGGCGTGGTAAGGCTGACGAAAGACGGTCAACGCCTTCGTAACATGATCATGTCATTCAACGCCGATATTGTTGCTCGCTCACCGAAGAAGAAACCTACCTTCTTCCCTGAGCAAATCGAAGGCTACGAATACATGTACGGTGGAAATGATGACTATCCGTACTATCTGCAGAACAGGACCGATGAAAACGGTAACGACCTGCCGATTGGTCCAATCTCCTACATGGAAAACCCTGAAGTGCCGCAAGCCAACGCTTACATGCTTGAGGCAGCCACCAACGCAGTGAAAGAGGTGGCTAGTCTTGGCGTTGATGCGCAGGCGGCAAATGGTCAGGTCGCTTTCGATACCGTCAATCAACTGAACATGCGGGCAGACCTTGAGACATACGTGTTTCAGGATAACCTGGCTACCGCAATGCGACGTGATGGCGAGATTTATGCCTCAATGGTCAACGATATTTATGACGTTCCTCGCCATGTAACGCTGACTCTTGAAGACGGAAGCGAGAAAGACGTTCAACTCTATGCGCAAGTTGTCGATTACCAGTCCGGCAATGTGGTCACACTCAACGACATTCGCGGTCGCTATGAGTGCTATACAGACGTAGGACCATCCTTCCAGAGTATGAAGGAACAGAACCGCGCAGAGATTCAGGAGTTGCTCACCAAGGTTCCGCAAGGTACTCCAGAGTTCCAGATGCTGATGCTGCAATACTTCACGCTGCTTGACGGTAAAGGCGTCGAGATGATGCGAGAGTACGCGAACAAGCAACTGGTGATGATGGGGCTGAAGAAGCCAGAAACACCTGAAGAGATGGAGATGGTACAGCAGGCTCAACAGCAGCCGCAGCAGCCATCAGCAGAGCAAATTCAGGCGCAGGGTATCCTTCTGCAAGGTCAGGCTGAATTGCTCAAGGCAGAGAACCAACAGGCGCAGATTCAGGTTGAAGCCGCCAAGGTTGAAGCCCAAAACCAACTCAACGCCGCGAAGATTGCGGAAATCTTCAACAATATGGACCTCGACAAGCAGGCAGAACTGCGTGAGTACCTCAAGCTCGTAGGTCAATTCCAGCAACAGCGCAGCAAAGATGCTCGTGCTAACGCTGAGCTGCTTCTTAAAGATGCAGACCAGACTCATTCACAACGCATGGATTTCGCGAATCTTATGCGTCAAGTTCAAATCCCCTCCGGCGGAGTAGCCGAGACACCTCAATAAGAGAGAGTTAACCATGGACCAAACCACCGACATTCAGGCTTCTGAAGAATTAACCCTGCCCGGCAATCATGCAGCGGCATCTGCTGATGGCTTAGTTGTCGATAATGCCAACGACATCGCAGGTCAGGAAGAAGGCTTCGAGATTGTCCTGAAAGACGATGAGAAACCAAAACAAGACCCGGCAACTAATGCTGAATTTGCCCGTCGCCGCATCGAACGCAAACGCCAGCGTGAGCTTGAGCAGCAGATGGAAGCGGTTAAGCGTGGAGAGTTGCCGGAGCACCTGCGGGTGAACCCTGAGTTACCAAAACAACCAGACCCTAACGATTATCTTTCCGAAGATGCACTGGCTAAGTACGACTATGACCAGAGCCGCGCACTGGCTGCCTTCCAGCAGGCAAATAGTGAATGGCAGATCAAGGCTATGGACGCACGAAGCCAGGCTGTCGCCGAGCAGGGTCGCAAAACTCAGGAGTTCACCCAGCAATCAGCGCAATACGTCGAGGCAGCCCGTAAGCACTACGACGCAGCGGAAAAGCTCAATATCCCTGACTATCAGGAGAAAGAGGATGCATTCATGCAACTGGTGCCGCCAGCAGTCGGTGCCGACATCATGCGCCTCTTCCCGGAGAAATCCGCTGCTCTCATGTATCACCTTGGTGCTAATCCTGAGAAAACACGCCAGTTGCTGGCGATGGACGGGCAATCCGCGCTGATTGAACTCACTCGACTATCAGAACGTTTAACTCTCAAGCCTCGAGCCAAACCTGTTTCAGAAGCCCCGCTACCTGATGAACCCATTCAGGGACACGCTGTTGCTGCAAATATATCTGCGATTGAAAAGCAGATGGAAGCGGCAGCAAACAAAGGGGATGTAGAGACATACCGCAAGCTCAAGGCGCAACTGAATAAAGGAATTCGATAATGGCATTAAATGAAGGTCAACTGGTCACGTATGCTCTGGATGAAATCATCGAAACCGTCCAGAACCTGACGCCAATGGCGTCCAAAGTGACAAAATACACCCCTCCGGCAGAATCCATGCAGCGTTCAAGCAACACCGTGTGGATGCCTGTTGAGCAGGAAGCGCCAACCCAGACTGGCTGGGATTTAACTGGCAACGCAACCGGGATTCTGGAACTCTCCGTGAAATGCAACATGGGCGATCCGGATAACGATTTCTTCGAGCTTCGTGCAGATGACCTGCGTGATGAGCGTTCTTACCGTCGCCGCATCCAGGCATCCGCCAAAAAACTGGCGAATAACATTGAGTCAGCAATTGCCAAACAGGCAACTGAAATGGGCTCGCTTGTTGTTCACGATACCCGCGCAATTGGTCCATCTACTGGCCTGTCTGGCTGGGATTTTGTGTCTGATGCAGAGCGCCTGATGTTCTCCCGTGAGCTAAACCGCGATATGGGCATCAGTTACTTCCTGAACCCTGACGATTACCGCAAAGCAGGCCGCAACCTGGTAGATGGTGACATCTTCGGTCGCGTTCCTGAAGAAGCGTATCGCAACGGTACTATTCAGCGTCAGATTGCTGGATTTGATGAAATTCTTCGCTCACCGAAACTTCCGGCAGTTACCAAGTCAACCGCTACTGGTGTAACTGTTTCTGGTGCGCAGAAGTTTAAGCCGCAGGCATACACTCTTGATACCGATGGTAACAAAGAGAACGTCGACAACCGTGTTGCAACGGTGACCGTATCCTCCACCACCGGATTTAAGCGCGGCGACAAAATCAGCTTCACTGGCGTGAAATTCCTGTCTCAGATGGCGAAGAACGTGCTGACTGATGACGCGACTTTCTCAATCACCCGTGTGATCGATGGTACTCACATCGAAATCACGCCGAAGCCTATTGCACTGGATGACGCGTCACTGACAAAAGAAGAGAAGGCTTACGCTAACGTAAACACCTCTCTTGCTGATACCACTCCGGTAAATGTTCTGAACGTGGCAACAACCACCGCTAACGTGTTCTGGGCTGATGACTCAATCCGTCTGCTGTCTCAGCCGATCCCGGTAACTCATGAACTGTTTGCTGGCATGAAAACTTCTTCCTTCAGCATTCCTGGTATTGGTGTTAACGGCATCTTCGCAACGCAGGGTGATATCAACACTCTGTCTGGTAAGTGCCGTATTGCTGTGTGGTATTCAGCATGTGCTGTACGACCAGAGGCAATTGGTGTTGGTCTGCCTAACCAGACCGCGTGATAACCAGAGGGAGCTTCGGCTCCCTTTTTTATCTGGAGACAAGCATGACACACATGATCTTTCGTCATGGAGACATGAAGAAGTAGAAAGGCGTTGGATACGACTTTGAAATCGTGAAAGCCGAAGAGCTTCAGGAATATCTGGATGCTGGCTGGTTTGCACATCCTGATGATCTTCTGAAGGATGTTGCAGAGCCAGAGCCAGAGCCAGAGCCAGAGCCAGAGCCAGAGCCAGAAGAAAAACAGCGTAAAAAGCCTGGTCGAAAACCTAAGGCGGCAGCAGATGAACCTGACAACGAAGGGTGATTTAGTTCTTGCGGCATTACGTAAGCTCGGTGTGGCATCAAATGCCACGTTAACCGATGTCGAACCGCAGTCCATGGAAGATGGCGTCAACGACCTTGAAATGATGATGGCTGAGTGGCTTGGCGGTGATGCGTCACCAGGTATCAACGTTGGCTACATTTTCGCTGATGCAGATGTCGCTCCAGATCCTGGCGATGAACACGGTTTATCAAATAACGCTATCAATGCCGTCATTTTCAACCTTGCCTGCCGCATTGCTCCGGATTATGCGCTGGAAGCGTCTGCAAAACTTATAACCACTGCCAGATACGGGAAAGAGAGACTCGTCAAACTGTCTGCAATGGACAGAGCAAAAGCCGCTAAATGTAAGTCCGGTTATCCAAACCGCATGCCTGTTGGTAGTGGTAACCAGTTGGCGAAGTGGAACGGTTGGAATTACTTCCACCGGAAGGAACATTGCGATGACGGGAGCGAATAAATGCCGATTCAGCAACTTCCGCTTATGAAAGGTGTCGGCAAAGACTTCCGAAACGCCGACTATATCGACTATCTGCCAGTGAATATGCTGGCAACCCCCAAAGAAATCCTCAACAGCAGCGGATATCTTCGCTCATTCCCGGGCATTGCCAAACGTTCTGATGTGAACGGTGTATCTCGCGGCGTCGAGTACAACATGGCGCAGAGTGCTGTTTATCGTGTGTGTGGCGGCAAGCTCTACAAAGGCGAAAGCGAAGTCGGTGACGTCGCCGGAAGTGGCCGCGTATCAATGGCGCATGGTCGAACATCTCAGGCTGTAGGCGTTAATGGTCAACTGGTCGAGTATCGCTATGATGGTACGGTTAAAACCGTCTCAAACTGGCCTACAGACAGCGGATTCACACAGTACGAGTTAGGTTCAGTTCGTGACATTACGCGCTTACGTGGGCGTTATGCGTGGTCAAAAGACGGTACTGATTCATGGTTTATCACTGACCTTGAAGACGAATCACACCCTGACCGATACAGCGCACAATATCGCGCAGAATCTCAGCCTGATGGCATCATCGGCATAGGTACATGGCGAGACTTCATCGTCTGCTTTGGTTCATCGACGATTGAATATTTCTCCCTGACTGGTGCAACCACCGTTGGTGCCGCTTTGTATGTCGCACAGCCATCACTGATGGTGCAGAAAGGGATTGCCGGAACCTACTGCAAAACGCCATTCGCTGATTCTTATGCGTTCATCAGCAATCCGGCAACGGGTGCGCGTCTGTGTATATCATCGGCTCCGGTCAGGTATCACCAATTGCCAGCGCGAGCATTGAGAAAATACTACGCTCCTACACTGCTGATGAACTGGCTGATGGCGTGATGGAATCGTTGCGGTTTGATGCTCATGAGTTGCTGATTATCCATCTTCCGCGCCATGTCCTCGTATACGACGCATCTTCAAGCTCCAATGGTCCGCAATGGTGTGTACTGAAAACAGGCCTGTATGACGATGTGTACCGCGCTATCGACTTCATTTACGAAGGCAATCAGATAACGTGCGGCGATAAACTGGAGTCCGTGACCGGGAAATTGCAGTTCGATATCAGCAGCCAGTATGGGCTACAGCAAGAACACCTGCTGTTTACTCCACTCTTCAAAGCAGATAACGCCAGATGCTTTGATCTGGAGGTGGAATCATCGACGGGTGTTGCTCAGTATGCTGACCGCCTGTTCCTCTCTGCTACAACTGACGGCATCAATTACGGGCGTGAGCAGATGATTGAGCAGAATGAACCGTTCGTTTACGACAAACGCGTTTTGTGGAAGAAAGTAGGGCGCATCAGGAAAAACATTGGCTTCAAATTGCGCGTTATCACGAAGTCACCTGTCACTCTGTCTGGTGCTCAGATAAGGATTGAGTAATGGCGGATTCGAATCTCAATACACCTGTTATTGTTCAGGCGACGCGGCTCGATACATCAATCCTTCCACGCAATATCTTCTCGCAGTCGTATCTGCTTTACGTTATTGCACAGGGTGCTGATGTTGGTAATGTGGCGAACAAGGCCAACGAGGCCGGACAAGGCGCTTATGATGCACAGGTCAGGAACGATGAGCAGGATGTGATTCTGGTTGATCACGAAATTCGACTGGCATCAGCTGAAGCGAAGATTCAGGACCACGAAACAAGGATTACTAACGCAGAAGCGGCGATAGTCGGACTTGATTCACGATTAACGACAGCAGAAAACGATATTGATTATCTGACGGATGAAGTTGTCGCCATTCAAAACACGCTTTCAGACCATGAAACGCGCATCGATGCTCTTGAGTATGCCACTACGCGCAAGAAGTCAGAAGTTGTTTACTCTGGCGTATCTGTAACCATCCCGACAGCGCCGACCAACCTTGTTAGCCTGCTGAAAACGCTCACGCCGTCATCCGGCACGTTGGCACCATTCTTCGACACCGTTAACAACAAGATGGTTGTGTTCAACGAGAACAAAACCTTGTTCTTCAAGCTGTCGATTGTCGGGACGTGGCCCAGCGGAACCGCCAACAGGTCAATGCAGCTAACATTTTCCGGCTCTGTTCCTGACACTCTGGTAAGCAGTCGCAACTCGGCGACAACAACCGATAACATCTTGTTAGCTACGTTCTTCAGCGTGGATAAAGACGGCTTTCTTGCTACAAATGGCAGCACGTTAACCATTCAGTCAAATGGTGCGGCGTTTACTGCCACAACCATCAAAATCATTGCGGAGCAGTGATGGAAATAAAGCTCATCGATAATCCGGTGAAGCTTGCAGAATTCCTCAACAACCCGGCAAACACGGGAAATATCGTAGACAGTGGAGACAAATACTACATCAAGCCTGATGCGGTATATCTCGGTATCTACGAAGGATTAGTGCTGGCTGGCGTTCATGAAGTGCGTAACTTCTGGCATAGCGTTGTTGAATGCCATGCGGTGTACGACCCCGGATTCCGTGGTGAATATGCACTGCAAGGGCATCGATTATTCTGCAAATGGCTTCTCGAAAACTCACCATTCCTTAACAGCATCACCATGGTTCCTGACACCACGAAATACGGACGGGCAATTATCCGTTTGCTTGGCGCTACCCGTGTTGGTCACCTTGATGATGCTTATACCAGCAATGGAAAGCCTGTAGGCATCACGATTTATCAGTTACCGCGCTCAAAATACGAGGAGCTAAAGAATGTTAATTTTCCAGATTGCCAATAAGCACCTCAGCAAAACTGTTTACTGCAAAGGTGGCAGTGATGGCGGTTCAAAAGCCCAGGCACGCGCAACTGAAAAGGGCATCGAATTGCAGCGTGAAATGTGGCAAACGAACATGCAGAACCTTGCACCGTTCACGCCACTCGCTCAGCAGTACGTATCACAGTTGCAAAATCTTTCCTCTCTTCAGGGGCAAGGTCAGGAGCTTAACCAGTATTACAACTCCCAGCAGTATAAAGACCTTGCAGGGCAGGCGCGCTATCAGAGTCTGGCAGCAGCAGAGGCAACGGGTGGATTAGGCTCTACAGCAACAGGAAACCAGTTAGCAGCAATCGCACCTACACTCGGTCAAAACTGGCTGTCAGGTCAGATGAACAACTACAACAATCTGGCAAATATCGGCCTTGGTGCTCTTACAGGTCAGGCAAACGCCGGGCAGAACTACGCTAACAACGTCAGCCAGTTGTATCAACAGCAGGCGGCGGCAGCGGCAGCAAATGCCAATAAGCCTTCAGGCCTACAGAGTTTTGCTACAGGTGCCATTGGTGGGGCCGCATCAGGTGCAATGATTGGTAGTGCAGTTCCTGTTATTGGGACTGGTATTGGTGCTCTTGCTGGCGGTGTTATCGGTGGTCTTGGATCATTGTTTTAAGGTGGGAATATGGCTACTTGGCAACAAGGAATCAACTCAGGCGGTTTTCTTGCTGGTATCGGTGGGCAAAACTCAAATGCGCCAAAGGCAAGTGATGTAAGTGAGGCGTTGGCCTATATTCGCCAGAACAACGAAATGGAGCGTTCAGGTCGCAATAACATCGGCCTTCAGGCGTTGCAGGGGCTTGGTAGTGTCGCTCAAACATATCAAGCCGCAAAGCAACAGGAAGCGGATGCTGCATTCCAAAAAGAATATGCGGCAGCCATCCAGTCAGGTGATCGACAGCAGGTTCGAGATCTGATGACCAAATATCCTGGTCAATTAGAGAAGATTCAGTCTGGTATGAAGTGGGCAGACGAAGACCAGCGCAATTCTATCGGCACCTTAGCGGCTGGCGCACGCCTTGCGGCCTCGTCTCCAGAAGCAATGCAATCATGGCTGCAAAACAACGCCAAGGAACTGGCGCGCGTCGGTGTTGACCCTAACAACGTTGCTCAGATGTATCAGCAGAATCCTTCAGGATTTGGTGAGTTTGTTGATCACCTTGGGATGGCTGCGCTTGGTCCGATTGATTACTTCAATGTTCAGGACAAGATGGCTGGTCGTGAGATTGACCGAGGCAGACTGGCAGAGACAATCCGCAGCAATCAGGCCGGAGAAGCACTAACAGCTCGAGGTCAGGACATCCAGATACGTGGACAGAACATCAGCGCACAGAATGCTGCTCTTTCCCGAGAAATACAAAGAGCAGAATTACAAGAAAAGGCTCTGGACAGACAGATAGCCAGAGAAAGCAATCAGTTAAAGCTTGAAGAGCTAAAACAGAAACAGGCAGATGTTCGGCAAAAGGCTGACATAGCCCGCGCTGACAGGCAGGCCGCCGCTCAGGGTGCAGTTGATACGTTCAGCACCGCGCTTGATTCTCTCAACGAGATAGAGCAAAGCCCCGGCCTTTCAAAAGCAGTAGGAATTCGCTCAGCGTTTCCGACAGTTCCTGGCTCTGATGCGGCTAACTTTGAAGCAAGGCTCGACACCTTTAAAGCTCAAACATTCCTTCCTATGGTGCAGTCCCTGAAGGGTATGGGCGCTCTTTCAGATGCTGAGGGTAAAAAATTATCCGATGCGGTTGGTGCCCTAAGCCCAAAAATGAGTGAAAAGGCTTTTCGTGACTCTATCGGAAAGATTCGAAATCAGCTTGAAAGCAAGTTGAGCACTGTTAAAAAACAGTTTGATTATCAGGAGCCGGTGCAGAATATGCCAGGGCAACAAACTCATGCTGGCAGTAACTTTTCTTCACTATGGGGTGATTAATGGCTAAAGCATGGAAAGATGTTATCGCCTCTCCACAGTATCAGGCGTTAGCACCAGAACAAAAAGCGCAGGCTCAGGAGCAATACTTCAATGAAGTCGTGGCCCCGCAAGCCGGAGAAAATGCAGAGCAGGCTAAGCAAGCTTTCTATGCTGCCTATCCATTGCCATCTGTGCAGTCAGTGGAGACACAGCAACCAGTAGCACAGCAACAACCACAGCAAAGTGGATTTATGTCTGATCTTGGCGAAGCAGTAAAAGAGACTGGTCGCGGACTGGTGCAGGCTGGCGTGAACGTGGCAAACATACCTGCATCAGTTGCCGATGCTGTAACAAGCGCGGCGGCTTGGGCTGGCGGTAAACTCGGAATTGGCGATGGGACATATCAACCAGCGCCACGAGTAACAACGCAGGGATTAGAGCAGGACTTTGGCCTTCAGCAAGGCGCGCTGACTCCACAAACGACAGAGGGAAGGGTATTTGCTGAAGCATTGCCTTACCTCACTCCTGCTGGCATTGAGAGAGCGGCAACACAGGCACCAACACTCGCTGGTAGAATCGCTCAGGGTGCAACTCGCCTTATCGCTGAAAACGCAGTCGGGTCACTTGCTGCAAATAGTGCGAAAGATGATGCGGAAGCACTCGCTACCGATTTAGGCGTTGGCGTTCTGGCTGGCGGCACTATTAACGCTGCCGGACGTGGATTAGGCGCTGCTTATCGTGGCGTTCGTGGTGCTATTGCACCAGAAGCGCAGCAAGCTATCAGATTTGCAGAGCGTGAAGGAGTGCCTCTGCACACCACAGACCTGTTACAGCCTACTTCCCGCGTCGGAAAAATGGCGCAAACGACAGCAGAAAATATCCCCCTGGCTGGCACAAGCGGAATGAGAGCAACGCAACAGGAAGCGAGAAGTCAGTTGGTTCAGAGATTTGCTGATAAATTCGGTGAGTATGATCCAGCGGTTGTTATTGACAGCCTTAAAGCGAAAACATCAGGAATTCGTCGTGCTGCTGGGAACCGTCTTGAGCAGGTTCAGAATGCAATGGCAGGAGTCAACATTCAGCCTGCACGAGCAATTCAGCAGATAGATACTGAGATATCTAACCTGCAGAAGCTTGGTAAGGTTGCTGATAACGAGACTATTTCAAAACTTCAGTCATATCGTGATGAGCTTGTTCGCAATGCTGGCCCTGATGGTCCGGTAAATCTGGATTTGAAGCAATTAAGCGACCTGCGCAGCCAGTTCAGAATGGACGTGAAGGGGGAGCGACCAGTGTTACCAAACCGTTCCGATGCCGCCATTCAGCGAGTTTACAAGGCGATGACCGAAGATATCAATGGTGCCATTGGTCAGAATCTTGGCAACGATACTCTCCGTAAATATCAGCAGGCCAATGCCGTCTACGCTGACGAAGCGGAGAAACTAAAAAATACCAGGCTGAAGAATGTTCTCATGAAAGGCGACCTGACGCCGGAAGTTGTCAACAACATGCTATTCAGCAAGAACAAATCGGAAATTAAGACTCTGTATAACTCAGTTGGTCGTGTTGGCAGGGCGCAAATGCGCAATGGCATCATTGGAAAGGCGATGGAGAAATCTGGCGGATCCCCTGACCAGTTCCTTCGACAGCTTAACATCCTGCAAAACCAGACTGGAATCACATTTCAAGGTCAGGAAGCCGCTTATCTGAAAGGATTGAAAAACTACCTTCAATCCACGCAGCAGGCTGCAAAAGCGGCTGTAACAACACCCACAGGCCAGCAAACCATCCCGTTCATTATCGGGTATGGGACGGCAATGAACCCTGCAACAACTGGCGCAGCAGTAAGCTACGGACTTCTTACTCGCGCCTATGAGAGCGAGCCATTCAGAAATGCAATGCTCCGAATGGCAAACACCCCACGCGGATCAACAGCGTTTGAGAAAGCCATGCAGCAGGCGCAAAAGGCCATTAACGCGCTGACCCAAGGCGCTAAGTCTGATGCGTTGTCAGAATAGTTTCGCAAACACCAGGAACGCGCAAAAACCAAATATGTAGAACGCAATATTCAACAGATCTCTTTGCATAGACTCATCTCATAATTAACAGATCATAACTGACATTAGTGCAATGCCGGGCAAGTTGCATCTTGTTCCGCATTGCTACGTCTGGAGCAAATTAAATGACAGACATTACCTACCATGATTCTCATGATAACCATAGGTCTTTTCAGCCTCACGCCTTACAGCAATTGCATCATCGAGACTCTTAAAGTATCCGAGATTAATGCGCTTCCCTGCGTCGCTAATATATGCCACCCACTTTTTATGGGTCTTATGCCATGAAACCCCTGCGCACCCAGATGTATTGTTTGTGTATTTAGATTTGTTTTTTAGGTTTTCACCGAGACTAACTAGACGCAGGTTGTCTATTGAATTATTTAACCCATTACCATCTTTATGGTCAATTTGCATTCCGGAAGGGATTTCACCATAACACATTTCCCATATTATCCTGTGGGCGGCGTATATTTTATCTTGATACCTAATAATTATATAAGAGGTTTTCCTGTTCTTGTCCTTGAATATATGTCCTGCAGGCTTTTCTTTAGAGATATTGAACATTTTGGGTCTTGAAAGATATTGGTCACTCCAGTACAGGAGTCCATCGTCTTTTAATACGAATACTTCGTTCCAGTTCATGTTAACCACCTTTAAATAAAGTGCACTCATTATACAAAAAACATGCTAGCAATGAATATTGCTGGCTTAACATATAGAGAAATTAAAATGACAGATTCAATAAATGCCAATGTTGTAGTGAGTATGCCTTCGCAACTCTTCACTATGGCGCGTTCTTTTAAAGCCGTAGCCAATGGAAAAATTTATATCGGAAAAATTGACACTGACCCGGTAAATCCTGAAAACCAGATTCAGGTTTATATAGAGAACGAAGATGGTTCTCACGTTCCTGTTTCGCAACCAATCATCATTAACGCTGCTGGATATCCTGTATATAACGGGCAGATTGCCAAGTTCGTAACTGTGAAAGGCCATTCTATGGCTGTTTATGATGCGTACGGGGCACAGCAGTTCTATTATCCTAATGTACTGAAATACGATCCTGACCAGTTGCGCCTTGAATTAGCTAATGGCAATGGTTCTCTTGTAAACACCCGATATGGAACACTTGATGAATATGTAGAGAAGACACCAAGTATTCTGGCTACAAAATATATGAACGAAGCAGAGCTGGCTGCTTTGGCATCTGGTGACCTTTCAATAAACCATCAGCCTAAAGTTCAGATGGTCATGGATGAGGCGCATAATCTTAAATGCTCCGTATACTTCCCAACTGGAATATACTGTTTTGATACGGCTGTTAATGTATGGTCATATGTTCGTTCAGTATGGGGCGATGGTTCAGCAACTATTACTCGCCGGTATCGCACATACTTTGTTGAAGGTTCTACGACCGAGATTGATCCGGCAAGAGATACCCGTAAATTATTCCGATTCCTGAGTGGTGCTGTAGGTGCTCAGTCGGTGCATGGGTTACAAATTGATGGTAATGCACGTTCAATTGAAGTTGCTGCATCGGGAACCAGCAGCACTACAGGAATTCCAGACCAAACTTATTATGGTGATATCGAACCAGGTGGTACATCTCCTTATATACATGGTCCTGATGGTAACATCCCAGTTGCTGGAGAGACATATTATAACCATGACAAAAAAACGTCAGGACTGGTCGTTTTTGATATGGTTTTTAAAGACGCACCTGGTGGTTGTGTTGTAGGGAATGCCAGAAACCTTCGAGTGTCTAGTTGCTCATTTCTTGGATGGTATGACCATGCGGTTTATACCGCAGGAGCAGCATTTACAGATCAGGGTAATGGAATTCTGGTTGGTGATATTACTGTAACAGGTAATACCTTCAGGAATAGAATAAATACTCGCGGAAATGGAGCGGTTAAAGGTAGATTCGGTTTTAACAGATATACAGTTACTGGCAATACATTTGATATCATTGATTATTGTATGGCATTTGATACGGGTGGCGGAACTGGTGCTGCTCAGGTTCAGCCATGGGGGCAGATCACAGTAACAGGAAACACAGCAACATGTGATGGAATGTGGATGATGATCAGCAACAATAAAGGAACGGAATGGTTTAACACTAACTGGTTAAGAGCTATAACTATTAGCGGAAATACTGTTTTATCTAAGGATAGAATATTTTTATTGGGTGCTTCTGGAAGTAACGATTATTTGATGACATCCTATAATGTTAATATTGAGAATAATGTTTTCCAAGCCCCTACTTTTATGACTATTTATACTCATATAACTAACTCTGATTGGAGGATTGATAATAACACAATAAACATAACTGGTGATGGAATGATTATTGGTGTTGACCAGCCAGAAATATCAAACTCATCACTGCGCCTAACAAACAATATCATGGGCAGGCTTTTAGTAACCTCAACAGCCAATCTACATGTAAGTAATTTTGAAAAAGTATTAATTCAAGGGAATGAATTCAGGAACTGTTCATTTTCTTTCGGGAGTTATTCAACATCTCTGGATATCAATTCCAATAAATTCATATGGAATAACGCAATACCAGGAACTCGCTTCTTCGGTAGCATGTATTCTAACTTAGGCAATGGGTTTAATTATGTGAGGTTAAATCGCAATAAATTTGAAGGGACTTATACAAGATTTAATATAAAATGTTCAAGCTCCTGTGTGGTTGAAATTAATGATAATGACTTTGGTGTGAATAACTCATATTTACTGGATATAAGTCCGTCAGGATATACACCAAAGATAATGAGGGTAAACAATAACATCCTTAATGGTGGCAATATCATTGCTAGCCTTCCTGCAGGTACTGCATTAACTGGACCATATAATTACCTTGAAATGATAGGTAATTTTATTAGTTCATCAACTCCTGGCGTACCAGCAGCATCATGTTTGTTTAGGGATACTGGAGGGCAGTCATGGTTATCTCATTATCAAACCATTAGATGCGTTAAAAATACATTCAGAGATGCTATAAATGGATTGGAAATATCTGGATCTGTCTCTGGTTCTGTTAGTACAACAAATAAGCTATGGTTTGGAGAAAATGCGACATTGAATTCAACATTTACTTGTAATTACCCTTCCTCCAATAAAGCGAATACAGATATAATTCAAACATCTAATATCTAAAAGTGGCCCCATCTATAATGGGGCCGTGTTAATCAATTCATGCTGTATTTTTTGAAGTAGACCATGACATTTCCATTAACTAATTTAACGTTTTCGCTGGTTATATCTTGGTCGCTTATTATAGTGGTATACCCTTTTGATTTGAAAATGTTATAGTCAAAATTATTAGTCATTCCGTACTTTTCCTCTGAATTAAGGCAGGTTGCAATGTATCCCATTTTCCATGGTGATTTTGCTATTATGACACTATGTTCAGGAATAATGGCGCAATCTTTTTCTCTATTTTTATTAATATAATCGACCTTTTCACCATTAAAATATAAATACGTAGATGATATCAATATAACTACTGATGCAATGATGGGTAATGCCTTTACTGATTTATAATTGTTATATATGCTGAATACTATATATCCGTAAAACAAACCAAACATAGGCAGTGATGGGTATATATATCTAGCAAGGTTCTTATATGGGGATAATAATTGCACGATTATCACCCACATCATAACGGTTGATGCAAGAATAAATACAAAGTAATTAGTTTCACTCATTATGTTTTTATTCTTAACAATAAAAAACAATGACACCGCTATGACTGTTAGCGCGATTAACACCCCGATAGGAAAGAAGTCATTAATCATAGACAATGATTTTACTGAATTAACTAGGTTGTCGCTAAAACTACCAAGCTTATCTAATGCCTCTCCTTGCCTGTTCCCATCAACGAAAAAATATTTTGGATATACCGCGTAAGAAATAATCGAGGTTAGTGCGATGTATTTTACTGCAAATGAGATGGCGTTTTTTAAATTATTTTTATACTTTATAATTAAATAGGGAAATAAGAAAACAGAAATCATTGCAACATAAAATAGAGCAAAATAGCCGCTCAACATTGCAAGTGATGTTGAAATTGAATGGATAACCAATAAGCGCAATGATAATTTTTCTCTAATTAAAATTAGGCTGGTAAGCGTATATATCGCTACAAGCGCTTCTTGCATTTGATATGGTCTAAGAAAAATGCTGTTTGATATAGATGCTGTATTAATGAATGAAACAAAAACTACCAATATTGCTATTTGTTTACTGTTGAATAACCTATTCGCTATGCCGTATATGGCAACAAAAGAAACAACGAAAAATAACTGGTTAAGCTTAAATGCCCAGTTTGTTATAAATGAAGTGTTGCCTTCTGGATTTATCCCAGTGAACCACATTCTTAATAATGAATAATATAGATTGCTATGAGGGGTGTCTCTGTTATCTTGCCACAAATGATATACATCGCGAAGCATTCCTTTTATAGAATCGTCACTGAACCATATCAACTGCCGTACCTGGCTACCAGTTATCTCTGTTAGAGAACCAAAAACCTTTGTCCATCCATAATCTTTATAGGCGGATAGGATAAAAGACAGAGACTCATCGATATGTAGTCCCTGTCTGCTAGCAAACCAAAACTCCCTTATCAGTAACATAATAATAAGTACTGATATCAAAATATATGTTGAATAGTGTTTTTTATTATTTAACATCAT